GCGATGGGTTAGGTAATGACTTACCTATACAAGTATCATCAACTAAAGTAAACTTTACAAACAAAGTAAATGCTAACAGAGTAGTAGAAGGCTTTACAAGTGTTGCTGCAAGTGGAACACAAATTGTTTTAACTGTAGATTCTACACCAAACTATTTAGTTACTGGTAGTGGAGGTCAAACATTTAAGTTGCCAGATGCTACCACACTAGAAAATGGCACACCTTTTTACTTTAACAATAACCAGAGTAGTGGAGCAATTACTGTAAATAATAATTCCGGAACACCAATTGCTTCGGTTCCTGCTGGTGGATTTACTGAAATAACATTACTTTCAAATAGTATTGCTGCAGGATCATGGGAGCGACATGAACAAGCTCCATCTAATGTTAGTTGGTCAACTAATACATTTGACTACCCTGGCTCAATAACAGGGGCAACTTGGAATGGCGTAGCTATTGCAGATGCTAAGATAGCAAGTGCTGCTACTTGGAATGCAAAACAGGATGCTCTTGTAAGTGGAACTAACATTAAAACCGTCAATTCTACTTCAATTTTAGGTAGCGGAAACATAGCGGTACAAGATACACTTGTTTCAGGAACTAATATTAAAACCGTCAATGGTAATTCTTTACTTGGTAGTGGAAATTTAAGTATTTCAGCAAGTCCAAGTGGAGTTGCAGGAGCGATTCAATTTTCCGATGGTAGTGCATTTTCAAGTGATGCTACTAGATTTTTTTGGGATGATACAAATAAACGCTTAGGAGTAGGAACAAATTCACCAGCAAGTTTATTATCGTTATCTCAAACTATTGCATTGGCAGCAGGTGCAACAAATCCACGCATCGCAAATATTGCCTACACTGTAAATAATACAGGAGCACAAACTGGGACATTATCAGGTATATTTTTAAACGCAACAGAAACTAACTTAAATGGTCAAACCCATAATTTAATCGATTTACAAGTTGGTGGGGTGAGTCAAATCAAAGTTGATAGAGTAGGTGCTTTATCTGTAGCAACTTCATTTGGATTTACTGCTAAAAGTTTAATAACATCTCCATCAGACGGAGTATTGAAATTATCTAATAATGCTGGTACAGATTTTAGCAGACTTCAATTAGGGGGTACAACATCATCCTTTCCAGCAATATACAGAAATGGAACAGGAATTGATTTTAAAACTGCTGACAATAGTGCTTATTCTCCCGTAATAATGGGTCAACTAACTGCACAAGATACTATACAAGTAAATGCTCCAACATTCGGGAATACAGGGAATATCATTATTTTCGGTAGTTCCCTTCAAGGACAAACTCCCAGTATTACAAAATTTTCTATTTCAACATATTTTACCCCTGATGGTGCTGGAAATGGTAATACTTATACAGGGTATGGATTTTATTCAACAATTAATCAAACTTCAGGTGCAGTGGGTGTTACAAGAGCAATTTATGTAAATCCAACTTTAACATCTGCTCCTAATTTTAGAGCAATTGAATCAGTTGTAGGTGGGGCGTACTTTAATACAACATCTGTACAAGCAAGTGCAATTTTACAAGCAGATAGCATTACCCAAGGTTTCTTGCCTCCAAGAATGACAACTGCTCAAAAGAATGCAATATCATCACCTGCAAGTGGACTTGTAGTTTACGATACTACCAACAATGCCGTAGCATATAGAGATGCAACAAATTGGGGTTATTTATCAGGGGCAAGTCAAACTATTGCAGGAGCAGGAGGAACAGTAAATATTCCATATAGTTCGGGTAATATTGTGAATTTAACATTAACGGCTTCTACAACTTTAACTTTTAGCAATGCAGTAGTTGGTACATATATTTTAGAAGTTATACAAGGGGGTTCAGGCAGTTATACGCTTACTTATCCTGCTAGTGTTAAATGGTCAGGAGGTACAGCACCAACACTTACTACAACTGTAGGTAAAACTGATATTATTACTTTGTTCTATGATGGAACAACTTATTTTGGAACATATAGTTTAAATTATTAATATGCTATTTCCTTTTAGTTTTATTCAATCTACACAAATTCAACCTTTGTTGGACTTATATCCAAGTGCAACAGTAGCATATTCATTGCGTAAATTAAGAACTGCATATAGTGGTAATGCAATTCGGGTAAGACGTACAGATTTAACCGAACAAAATATTGGATTTACCGCAGCTGGGGACTTAGACACTGCTGCATTGCTTTCGTTTGTTGGCACGGGTGCAACAGATAATGGATTTATTGTAACATGGTATGACCAAAGTGGTAACGCAAATAATGCAACACAATCAAATGCTATTTATCAACCGCAAATAGTAAGTGCGGGAAGTATATTATTATTAAATAGTAAACCATCTATAAAATTTGATGGTGTAAACGATTATTTGCCCATTACTGCAATAACTCCTGCAAGTCAGAACTTTAATACTTTTGTAGGGAAAAGAAGTGCATCTGGAGATATATTGGCTGGATTATTGGGTGCACAGTACGTACTTCAATTATATTCAAATAACTTTTATGGAATACAAATGGCAATTGGAGCTTCTAGTGGTTATAATCAAAGCACAGCTACAGATACAACGACAGATAGACTACTTTTAACTGGATTACGAGAAAGTGGTGTCATGAAAATCTATAAAAACAACAATTTGATTCCTTCAAGTTTTACTACTGCAACTTTAGCAAATTCAATTAATTCTATTGGACAATATGTTGCTGTACCTTATTATATAAAATGCAGTTTACAAGAAATTGTCTATTATAATACTGCACAAGAAACTAATCGTATAGGAATAGAAACTAACATAAATTCATATTATGGCGTTTATTAAAGGATATAAATAATGGCATACGTTTACAGACATATTAGACTTGATAAAAATGAACCATTTTATATTGGTATTGGTAGCGATGAACATTATTATAGATCTACTGCTAAAGCTCATAGAAACAAAATATGGAAAGGCATAGTATCACGTACTGAATACAAAGTTCAAATTATATTTGATAATATTACGTTTGATGAATCCAAAGAAAAAGAAAAAGAATTTATCAGCTTGTATGGAAGAATAAATTTAGGTACTGGTATTTTATGTAATTTAACAGATGGAGGAGATGGAATAATAGGTCAAGTTTTTACCCAAGAACATAGACAAAAAATATCAGAATCAAACAAAGGAAGAAAGTTATCTGATGAACATCGTAGAAAACTAAGAGAAAGTGGTAGAGTCTGGGGATTGACAGAAGAACAAAAAAAACATTTAAGTGTAATTCAAAAGGGAATACCTAAAAATAAAGAAAAAGCTGCAAGAGGACTAACAAGTGGAGTTTCTCGACAAGTTCTTGATTTATATACTGGTATTTTTTATGAAAGCATATTGCAATTATCCCAATTACATGACATTAATTATCAGACATTATTAAAAAGACTTAGAAGCAAATCAAACAAAAGATACTTAGTAGTATGATAACTGGATATAAATATACAATCGAACAAGAAACCATTGCAGCACAAAAGCAATGCGATGCTTTTTATGGCATTCCAAAATCTCCTGAAGATGTAACAACGCATTGGGTTGGTTATAATTTTGCAGAATTGAATAACCCTCAATTTTATTACATAACATTTGACAAATCACTTTTGCCAATTTTAGGGCAGCCAATTGAATTTGAAATAATACAACCACCATTTTCATTATAAAACAGTTTAAAACATAAAAATATAAAAATGATAAAATTAAACAAACCAAGTTTCATAGCAACAAGCAACGAAACACAGACAAGCACTAAAGTGCAATTATTAATTGTAAATTACAATGCTTTTTTAGGCAGTAAAGATGTAGATGGGGAACAAGTTCCACAAGGTTATATTCAATCGTTTGTTTATAACGAAACAATGAATAGTATCATGACGGATACTCAAGAAGATACTAATTTCACGGCAAATATATTAGTAGAATTAACTGATATGTATATTGCTAAATTGCAAGTATTAAATCCAAAAATTAAATTTACAAATACCTTATTGTCTGAGTAATAACACAATTTAAATTTCTACAATGAAAACATCATCTTTACTTTACCTAACAACTACTTTTTTTGCTTTTATTGGAAGCTACTTTATGCACTTAACTGCAGACAATGCAGAACAATATCTAGCCTTAGTAGCTGTTATAAGTATTGATGGACTCTTTGGTATATGGGGAGGAATTAAAACTGAAGGATTTAAAACTTTTAAAGCTGTTAGAATACTTCAAACGCTTATTGTTTGGATATTTATGCTTACTGGGGTATTAATGATAGAAAAAGGTTTTCAAGGTACTTCTTGGTTAAGCGAAACAGTTTGTGCTCCTTTTATTCTATTTCAGCTTATGTCTGCTCTTAAAAATGCAGAAAGAGCTGGCTTAATTAAAAATGAACTTTTAACAATCATCTTAAATAAAATAGATAAACATAAAACTGTATAACATTTATAAAAACTATGATAATTTTAAAATTTTTAACTACTAAAGTCTATACTAACGTATGGACTATATTATTGATTATAGTCGCTATTATATCAATTAAATACTGTTCAGTTAATAAAACCTCTATTGAAGAGGAGAAAAGCTCTAAAATCCTTCTAAACCATCTTGATTCTTTAGAAAAAAAAACAAATGTTTTGATTTTTAAAATAGATTCATTAGATTTGCTCAAGAAACAACAACTAACCCTTTACTATAAAACCAAGTGGAAGTATGACACGATTAAAACTATTATTGACACTATGCCTCCTTTGGATGGCACAAAGTTGCTACTCTCAAAGTCTAGACAGCTTACCAATCAAGGAATTGAATAACGAATTTCTTAAGGGAATTTCAGCTAGAGAAAGATTACAATACTTAAAAAACACAGTAAAGTTGGATAGTCTCCAACTTTCTTTGTATAAGGATAGTATTGTTCCTAATCTTAAACTTCAACTAAAAGACTCTAAAAAAGAAATGATTTGCCTAAATACTGCTATTGAAGATAAAAATTATTTACTTAAAATTTATCGATATACTTGTATTGCTTTCACATTTATAACAATAGGACTACTTTTCTAACATGTCTCCAAAAGAACTAATTATTCGCCATTATCTTCTTAATCCTGAAACAGAAGAAACCGCTTTAAGTATAGCTAATCGCTTTAACTATAGGCTTGAACTTAATGATTTACAAAGAGCGAAAGCTGTAAGAGATTTAAAAAGAGTATCTAAGGGAACTCGACATCCTAAAATGGTCTATAAACCTACCATAAAAAATACCAAAGACTCTTCTTATAAAGAAAATATAGACAAAGGAACTTTAGAAGTTTCTTCTATACTTTCTGATGAGCCCAGGTCTCCTCAAGAAATTATTGACATTCACAAAGTAGATGAATCTATTTGGAAACTTTCTCAATATTGGAGTAAAGAAAAATCAAATGGGTGGTTAGTATCTGCTATGTTTGTTCAAAAAAAGACAGGAGAACTTACGCATGAAGACTTATTAAATGACCTTTCTACTGTATTAATAACAGATAATATTGTTCCTTACGTAGTAGTACAACAAGAATCAAACAAGAAAGCATTATTTGTTTATTTAAGCGATAAACACATAGGAGCTATGACTAAATCAGACGCTATGTATGATAACGTCTATAATAAAGAAGTTTTTAGAGATCGTCTAACTCAAGTTTATACTAAGATTCTTGAAACTGTACACCTTGTAGGAGTTTTTGAAGATATTTATATTTGTGATTTAGGAGACTCTATGGATGGATGGAATGGTTATACTACTAGAGGTGGGCACAAACTTCCACAAAATATGGACAACAAGGAAGCTTTTAATACTTATTTGTTTGAGCATAAACTTTTCTTTGATAATCTTATGCGTTCAGGATTTGCAAATCAATATCATGCAGTAATGCAAACAAACGATAATCATAGTTCAGATTACGGATACATTGCTAATCAAGCACTTGGACTTTATTTAGAAACTGCGTACCCTGGTATCAAAGTACAATTAATGACTAAATTTTTAGAACATATTAACTATGGATTACACACAATTATACTCACTCATGGAAAAGATTCAGAAGATCTTAAGCATGGTCTTCCCCTTCAGCTAACTCATAAAGCAGAAAACTTCTTAGAGAAATATATCAATTATCATAAAATTGATACTAATTATCCTATACATGTTATTAAAGGAGACCTTCACTCAGAAAGTCAACAAGTCGCTTATCACTTTAGATATCGTAACGTTCTTTCTATGTATGGAGCATCTAAGTGGATAATGAATAACTTTGGACCTAGTCATGCAGGAGTATCTTTTGACATTTATAACAAGAACTCTAAATCAGTTTATTCGTTTTATCATTTATTTAACTAAGAAATTAAATTATGGATATTTTACATTCAATTAATGAATTCTATTTAGAAAGCCGTAAAGAAGGGACAGGAGTCTATCCTAATGCTATTTTAATGACTTCTAATCAACTTTCAGACTATACTAGGGAATTACCCTCAGGAATAAAAATAGAGGCTTTAGAAGGCCTAACTATCATTTTAACAGATTATATAGAGAAGCCTAAACTACTTAAACTTTAAACTTTACAAATTTTATGAAATACATACAAGATTTTTTAAACAAACACGGTTACCAATTAAACCCCGACGGAGTTATTGGACAATTTACTTATGATGCAGCTGAGAATTACGTAAGAAAAGCTTGTTTAGCAAATAAGTTTAGAGTTCCTACTAAAGGAATTGTCTATGTAAGAACAGATGAAAAGTTAACAAATACATTTGATGATTTTGGATGCTTGTTTACTAATGGAAAACTTACTAAAATTTTTAGAGCTTCGACAACAGCAGGTAAGTATTATGTTCAAAATCCAATTACTTACGGAGGTATTACAGGAACAGCTATTACAGTAGCTCCTCAACAGATGAGAGACTCTCATGTGTTTAAAACTTCAGGAAATTGGAAGTCTTTATGGTTAGGTGCTCCTTATTTTCAACAAGTACTTGCTCTTAGAATTTATAGAGATGGAAACAAAGACTCTAATATAGATAAAGAAATTACTACAACTGGTCTATTTGGTATTAACTTACATAGAGCAGGTTTAGGATCTATTGTAGATCGTTGGAGTGCAGGATGTAATGTATGTCCTGATAAAGAATGGTTTGAAGTTGTAAGTTATTTTACAGCGGGTGAAAGAATAGATTATACCATAATTTAACTTTATGGAACTTGCTAAAGAAGATATTTTTAAATCTAAAAGAAAACCTAAAAGCCCTATTTCTTTTAAACTTACTTTAAACGAAGAACAAAAAGAAGCTAAAAGAGTTATTTTAAATAATCCTATTACTGTTCTTTTAGGTTCAGCAGGATCAGGAAAGACGCTTACTGCAACTAATGTTGCATTAGATCAATTATTCAACAGAGAAGTAGATAAGATAGTTATTACTAGACCTACAGTAACTGAAGAAGACTTAGGTTTTCTTCCTGGAGGTATAAGTGAAAAAATGGATCCTTGGCTACAACCTATCTATCAAAACTTCTACGCTCTTTACGGCAAAGAAAAGATATAAAAAGAAATAGCTGAAGGTAACATTGAGATTCTTCCTATGAGTTATATAAGAGGTATTACTTTTGTTAATACTTTTGTTATAGCAGATGAAGTCCAAAACTTAACTCATACTCAAATGGAAGCTTTATTAGGTCGCCTAGGACAAAATTCTAAAATGGTACTTTGCGGAGACGTAAGTCAAATAGATTTACGCAATAAAAAGAATAGTGGTCTTAGTTTCTTACGAAGAGTAGAAGAACAAGTTGAAGGATTTAAGATAATTACTTTAAAACAAAATCATCGGCATTCTATAGTCCAACCTATACTGGATGTCTATAAGGTGTACGCAGATTAAAAAGAAAAAGGGAGATTATTAGTCTCCCTTTTTTGTTGATTGGTTTTTTCTAAATTAGCGTTTGCTAGCAATATAATCTCTCTTACGATTAAGAAGTTTTAGTAACTCCATCTTGTTATGTGTTTCAGCCCAAGCAATTTCTTGGTCTAAATCATTTAAGATAGAATTAATAGATTCATCCCACATTTCTTCTTCTGTAGGCTCAACTACTTTAGCTACTCTTGTTTTAATAGTTACAGTAGTATCTTCTGTTTCAAAAGTTCTAGTAATAACTTTACAGTCGTGATACTCTTCTACTTTAGTGTCTACTAAGTCTGAGATACTAAAAGCTAAAGCATGAGGTAAGTCATCAAAGTTGTCTTTAGCAGGTTCTTTTTTATCTTCTAGTTTGCTTTCAAGAGCTTCCAAGAATTTAATAAAGTCTTCAATATTACCTTTTTTTACGCTTTCCATGTAGGACCTCCAGTCAATTTAAAGAATTCGTTAATTTCAGACAATACAGTCAACTCAATAAGAATAGGTTCGCTTGTAATTTCAAACTTAGAAACCTTTACAGGGTGTTTTTGTTTAGTTACAGGGTCTACTTTGTACTGATAGTCTGTAGGAGTCATTTTGTCTACAGACTGTTTAAGTATAATAACCAACTTCTTGTCAGAAGGGTAGGTTAAAAGAACAGAATCTAAATCAAAAGAATAACCTGTTTCAATAGTCATGTCGACCTCGTCTTCATGTTGTGTTTTTGTTACTTGTGTATAATAAAATTGTTTCATAGTTTTTTATTCTAAATTTTTATCTAATCTTGCTGTGTACTCTTCGAGAGTGAATTTTAAATCTAAGTGTGTAACTTTTGTTCTAGATTGATTCCAAGTAACAGTTGCAGTAAGTCCTCCAGAGCTAATATTATGTTCCAATAATGAAGAGTCTTCTTTAAAATCTTTTAGTCTGAGATTAACAACCTCATAAAGTAATCTTTTTGCTGACTTTTTTACCATTTCAGTAGTTACTTCTTTATTTTTCCATTCCCAGCCTAAAAAGTTCATAACTAATCTAACTTTCGAACAATTAAAGTTATAAAGAACTTCATCAATCATGTACTCGATTAATTCTACATTTATCTGCTCAGGAGAATAACCTATATTCATTCCATCAAGTAGAGTTTTTAACTCATCTGATTCATTTCTAGATAAATCTTCTTTGTGCATAATTACCAAATAATGTCGATATCCTGTTCTCGAATTAATAATTTAGGCTCACCTTCAATCTCAATAACTTGAGCTTGTTGCAAGTAATAAGGAGATACATAAACAAAGTCACCTTCATTTAAGTTTTCTACTGTACTTCCTACAGCAAATACTTTAATTTGAGTGAATTTTTTAAGTTGTTCTTCATCGAATGTTTTTTTGTCTTCTGGACTTAATTCGATTACTGGTTCTTTGATGTCAGGCTGATCAAGTAACACTCGACTGCCTCTTAGTTTAAATGTTGACATATAATTTTTTATTTTTGGTTTGTTGCTTGTAATACTTGAACTCCACAGGCTTTAAGAAAATCAACTCCTGAAGAATCCCTATAACTTTCTATATAAATAAATCTTTTAATTCCACTTTGAACGATTAGTTTAGCACAATGTACACAACAAGAATGCGTACAATACAAAGTAGCACCTTCAGTACTAATTGGACTCTTACAGGCTTTTGTAATAGCGTTAGATTCTGCATGTAATACTTCATCTAAGCTAACTAACTGACCATCAACCTCTATTTCGCATACATTAGGTCTACCCTTCGCAGTTCCATTGTAGCCGAAAGAAATAATATTCCCATCTTTCTCAATTAAAGCTCCTACTTGTAAACGTACACAATAAGATTCTTGAGCAATTCTTTCAATTAAGTCAAGATAAAGAGAAGCTTTTTCTTTTTTTTCAAGTCCTTTTATTTCGTAGTTGTTCATTTAAAATATTTATTCTATCTTTGTAGTGCAAATATATACATTATGTCTGAACAAAACAAATTACAAAACACAGTTTACTGGAATCCAGATGCTGACATCGTTTTAAAAGGAGCTGAATTAGCTGCTTTATTTCAAGTAATCGATTTACAAGAAGTAAATTTGATGAGTTTACCTATCTCTACACTATCTAATATTTTTGGATTAGCAGGACAGGTAAAAACTTCTATCGTAGAAAGAATGAATGCTCAAGGGCTTTTATTCAGTGAGCCTTCATCAGTAGAAACTGTAGAAACTGTAGAAAGCGAAGAACTTAACACACCTTTTGTAGTAACAAAGGAGGAATCAACTAATTAATTAATCAACTATCGATTTCGGGTTTACAAAGAAAGGGGGCTATACACCCCCTTTTTTATTTTAATAAACGTTCTTCGAATCTATAAATTTCCTTAGAAGGATCAAAGAAAATATCTCCGTCTAGAAATTTTGCTTTGTTAATTGCTGTAAAATCAGAAGATAAATTATGAAATCTATTTTGTTTGATGTCATGATAATCTTCTAAATACAATGGATTAACTTTAAAGACATACATTCGCTTATCCTGTATATCATACCAATCATAGAAAGAATTAAAATCAGCAATACTTCTCTCAAAAGTAATATAATCTACTTTTCTATTAGGTGTAAAAAGATAAAATAAACAATTTTCATGTTTTTTATTACATCCATAATCATCTACGTAGACATTTTCTAATCCATAGTTTCTAAGCATAGAAAAAGAGGACTGTTTAAATACAGTCGAAGATAAAATACGAGCACTTACAGTTAGTTGTTCAAAAGGAGTCATATATATCTCACTCCTTCATTCTCATAATCCTCCATCCTATAGTCCCATAAATCATTTGATATATGCCATTTATAGCGTATTAGAGCCATTCTAAATCCTTCATAGTATCTACCGTCTACTTCGCCTCCAAACTGTCCTATATTCAAAGTTTCATCTGTTATTTCGTAAATTAAAGGATTACCTGGAAACTTTTGACTTTCTACAATAAATCTAAACGGTTGTAAAATAGGAACGTTGCCTTCACAAAATTGAGTTAGGTCTGTACTTCCTAATCCATAACGGTAAAAAGCCGCTTGAAAATCATATCTATGTTTAAAGAAAGTGTACATCCAAGTATTTATAGAAGTTCCTGTAGTCTTAATATCTATGGGATATAACTTATTTTCAAGTCTGTCGTAACAAAGAACATCTAATAGACCTTTACAAGGAGTATCTTCGTATTCAAAAGTTACCATTACTTGAAAACTAATTAAGAATCTGTCACTATTCTTAAGGAATTTAGCTGTATAAGGATTTTCTAGAAGGCTTCTTTTAATTAGTTGAATTGTATTAAACTGCATTGGAGTAATTACGTCTTTACCTTCTGCAGCAACTAGTTCATCATAATAAGATTTGCCTTCTGTTTTAAATCTCTCCTTAACCTTCTCTAGGGTATCTCGCTTAAACCCTACAGTAGAATAAGCAATTTCTGCTGCGTTACTGTTATTACGGTTGATAAAAAGATTCCATACATAATCTCCCATTTGAGCTGTAGGTCTTTCTACCGTCGTCATAAAGAACTTATTCTCGAATGCATCTTCACCTTGTGTGATAAGTAAATCTACTCCATCGCCTATAGTAATTGCTTCTGGGGTTTCATCTTCATCTGAGAATCCTGGATCTAAGAATTGTCTAGGATGTCCTAGTATTTTTTTAAGCCTACTTTGGCTTATTGCTGTGCTTTCTAAATATGTTTTATCTGTAATCATTGTTTAATATCGATTAAAAAAGTAAAATAAAGCCATCCTATATGTATAGAATAGCTTTGTGTTTTAGTTTTAGAGTATCCTATTAAAGGAGTTAAATAAAAAAAGATATAGGGATTATCTCTTTGTCCGTACTTCTTACGAAAGAAGTTATAAAATTTTATACTAATCTTTCCGTAAGTCATTAAATTCTGGTTTTTCAGCTAAAACATACGCTAAAAACATAGCATTACATTGGATGTGACCTACGTGATAACAGAGTGACTCATTATCTATAAATTCTCCATTTAAAAGACTGAAAGTATGTCTAAGCATACTCTCAATGATCTGAGTTGCAGGCATTCCTAAACGCCAGTTATCTCGGGAATATTTTTTTGTCCCATAAGCTAATACATCAACCATTGGTTCTAGTGATTTAAAATCTACCAAAGACCAATTTACTTTTCCTTGATTATATCTTAGAGCTTGATTATCCCTAAGTCCTTGTTCAAATAAATCAACAGGACTTGTCTTTGAAGTTGGAGGAGGATCAGGGGTCATACTTATTGGAGAAGCAGTAATAGTAGGATTTTGTATTGGAGAAGTTCCACTATTCCCTAAGTGGATTCTTTGGTTTAATTCGTCTATTTTCATTATAATTTATTTTGTTAAGTTTAACTTGGTATAGGAATACGTACTCCTAAAATATCACTTGCAAAGTTAATAATTTTTTCTATAAAAACCCTAACCTCTTCCTTCTTTGCTTTAGAAAGAGATAAGTGAACTTTTGCAAATTCTCCTCCATATCTAATTTCCTCGTAGAAGAAACGATCTTTTAAAATCCATATAATGTCTTCTTTGGTGTAAGAAACTCCTTCTAAATCCTCTATAGCGGCCTTTACGATAGGAAGAACTATACCATAAAAGTAAGAGAGTTGAGGATTGGTCTTTTTAGAGTCAATTCTAGTAATGGAAACCTCTACATCTACTGTAGGGTCTCCATTAAGAATCTCTTGAAAGTAACTTTGCATTAATTCATGATCGCCTTTTAAATAGACTTTACCGTCTATATTTTTACTTAGGCTAGCTGGTAAGTAAATTCGGTTTATAGACATCTTTTTGTTCTAGTTGTTCTAATACTTCAAAAGCAATCTCTTCTTCACTTTCTAAAAAACTCTTAGGAACTCTTCGCTTATCAAAGATGTCATCTAAGGTTTTAATAAAGTGAGAGTTTTTTGCTTTTGCTTCATTAATCGCTTTACGTAAATCAGGAGTTACAAACTCTCTAATAAAAGCGTATTGTGTATTAAGAGCTCTTGCTAATAGATATGCTCTTCTAATATCCCACAGTTCTTGATCTGCTTTGTTCATTTATCTGTAAATGTAATTAAATAATTACCATATTCTTCTTTAAGCGTTTTAGTCTCTGCGTCTGTAAGATTCCAATTTACATCTTTAAAATAATCTAACACAGATTGAAAGCTTTCAAAGAGTCCATCAGAAATATAATAAAGTACATTTTCAAAGAAACCCTCAGGATTATTAGTTGCTTCGTATTGTTTATAACTAGTTTGATTGTCTGTTACTTCTCCTTCTTTTGTAATAGTAAACTCTCCTGCAAAATCCATCCCTGACTCAGCATAATCTCCATAAGCATCTAGTTGGTATGTTGTACAAATCTTTTGAAAGAAAGATACTACAGGACTCCAAGCACTAGAACCCGTAAGTTGAATTTCTATATCAGACATAACTTCCCACTCACACTCAAACCATTTAGAACCGTATAAATCATAAACATCATAGCCTGGTTTAGTAAAGTCGTCTGGTTGATCTGATAGAATTAAGTTGTAGTTTCTTGCATACAAATCAACAGTGTTTGAAGCATAACTAGGAATAGTTAATCCTTTGTCAGTGTATTCTTCTTTTAGATGATTAGCTGTCTCTCTCTGTAAAGCTTGTTCTAACTTACTTATTTGTTCAGGCTCACCTGAAAAATATGCAAAATTTTGACAATGATTTGCCATTACTTTAAATTAAGAATTAATTCTTTTAGGTCTGTCATACCTAAAGAAACTTCATGATTTACTGAACCACCTTCTTCTATTTCTTCTAGACACAGGTTGTAAATGTCTAGAATTTCTTGTTTTAACTCAGGGTACTTATTGATGTACCCACTGCATGTTTTTGAAAATCTTCTAATGTCATAATTTTTAATTTATTTGCTCCATTTAACATCGATGCAAGGGTCTGCTTTAAGAGAAACTCTCTTACAGAACTTAGAACCTGCATCTTCCATTGCTTTTTGTAATTCTTTAGCGGTTACTTCTGCTATGTCTTTAGAACATTCTACAAGAACCTCGTCATGAATTAAGTTAACTATTTTAACTTTGTTTATTAAGTTGTTTTTTACGATGTAATTTCTCCAAAAGAGAACACAAGCTAATTTAGTAATCTCAGCACTCTCTCCTTGAATAGGAAAATTCAAAGACATTCTTTCGATATCTCCTTTCTTTCTAAACCATCTAGATACTTTCTCTTTTAGTACTTGGAAGGTAGGAGTATTGTCTTGTTTGTGCTTTTTGTATTTTGCCCAAAACCCTTCTTCTTGGAACTCTTTAGAAGATTCTTTAAACTCTTCAAAATAATTTACATAAGAACGCTTACCTGTCACAGGAGATATTAAAATGTAGCCATTGTTAATACCTTCTTTCTTTGTTGTCTCAAAGTAAGCTTTTAGTCCAGGAAATGCCATAAAGTAAGATTCATAAATTTTATTACCTTGTTCTACACTTAAGCCTAGTTGATCAGCTATACCAATACCACTACCCCCATAGTTAATAGCAAAACCAGCAACTTTAGCACTTTGTCGTTTGTCTTTGTGTTTCTTTTTAATCTCGTCTAAAGTAAGTCCTTCTAGCTCGTCATACATCTTACTCGCAACAAACGAATGCATATCACCTAGGTCTTTGTCGTAAAACTCTAATAGATTATGGTCTAAGCATTTATTCACTAGAACAATTTGCTCTTGACCTGTATAATCACAACCTATAATTACATTACCTTCTTCTGCAGTAAAACAGTCTCTTGTCTCTTCATCTGATGGAATGTTTTGGAAGTTAAGATAAGATTCTTTAGTCTTTGTATTTTTTCCTCCACTAGATAATCTGCCTGTATTCATTAATTGTTTAAATTGAGTATGCAATCTTCCTGTAGTAGGGTGAATTTGATTAAGCCAATTTTCTCCATAAGTTCCTAAATCTTTTTGAGCTTGTTTATACTCTAAATAAGTTTCAATAATAGGAACTTTGTTTTTGAATTTAAATAAGTGATTTGCTTCAATAGTGTCTTTTTCAACTCCTTTCTCAACCACTTTAGTATCTACGCCTAATTTTTGAAAAAATTGTACTACTTGCTGAGGAGAATTCCAGTTAATATTAATCTTAGTTCCTGAAGAAAACAAGTCTAGTTGAGTAGTAATAAACTCTTCCATGTTACTGTCGATAATAAACTTGTTAAGAGCACTCTCTGACTCTGCCAAAGAACTTTGTACTTCAATCATCTTCTTCTTCCACATAGCTTGATTAAGATGCATACCACAGAACTCTGTGTAAGCCAACACTTTAACAAACTCATTGTCCAAATCAATAGACACTAAGCTTCCTACTTCTTCTAATTTCTTAAGTTGAATTTCTCTAATTTCGTGAAGATACTCTACGTCCTTAGCTGAGTAAAGAATAAACTCTGTTGTTAACTTGCCATTGATGTTTGCTCTCTCCTCCTTATCTAAGTGAACTCCTATGTGTCTATCTACACAAGCAGCTAAAGAACATTTGTGAGAATCAATACCCAATGAAAGCGTTTTTTCGCCTAAGAAAGTGTCATAAACCTTAGTAGGAAATATGCCATTTACATAGAGGAATTTTAAATCAAATTTTAAGTTATGACCAATCAGACCTTTTTCTGTTAAAAGTGTCTTAAAACAGTGTATATCCACTGTAGCAGTGTCTACAACAAACTGATGTTCTCTATTACCTAACTGAATAGTATAAAGAGGGTCTATAAAGTAATCAAATCCACCTGTCTCTGAGTCAAAACCAATCCAGTCTAATTTTTCTAAATACTCTAGCGACTGTTCTAGAGTACATTTTTGGATAAAATCCACTGACCTAAATTCAGGGATTTCTGTACGGTTTGTTATTAAGTATATCATACTTTAATTAATTTTTGAATAACTCTACTATAATTGTAATCAGCGTTACTAAGGATAACGAACTTTTCTTCAATAGACATGTTTGGTTGACTTTCAATCTGGCTTAAAGCATCCTTATAGATGTCATAAATTTCTTTACGATCTGAATTATTTAATTTTAAACTAACTGTAGAAAGTTTTAATAATACTTCTGTCATTCCTTCATTCCAGATTCGATTTAGAGATTTTCCTAAATTCCATACATGATGAGGAGTGTAAAGATTACAAGTAGGACAACCTGGTAGTAAATTTCTTAAATCCACTCTTGTCATTGACTTTGTTCTGCTTATAAAATGGCAACATTGCAGTTGTTTTTTATCCATTTTAACTTCACATGCATAGCATTTTTCTTCATAAGCAGCTCTAATTAACCAAGAAGTCATTTGGTCTAACCTAGATTGAGTGATTGTGTTTTTAATTTTTTCTCTCTTTTTAGCTTTTCTTTCTTTTAGTGCTTCTAACTTTATCTTTTTGGTACAGACAGCACATATTTTCTTAGTTTTATTGGCTAAAGGTCGAACTTTACTACAAACAGAACAAGGAATTGATTCTTTGACCTTCTCAGTAGGCTCTCCTTTGATAGGAGTTTTTTTTGGGGTTACGTTTCTACGTATCATAGTTTACAAATTTAAATAAAAGGGAGGAATAAACCTCCCTCAATTAATTTTTTTATTGTGAATCGTCTTTTTCGATTTTTCGTTTGCTTTCTTCTTTTAAGAAGTCACTAAACGCTTCAATCTCTGCAAGTCTGCCTTTTATTTCACAGTAATCAAACTCTGTCTCTTTAGGCTCTTGTCTTAAACGAGTTATTCTTGATTGTAAATATTCAATCATTTTACTCTTTAAGTCATAGTATCCTAGTTTTTCATATTCTAAGTATGTCATTGGTCTATTTTAAAATCTTTTAAGTGATCTACTGTATGAGGTAATTCTAACCAATCTATAGTCTCTCCGTTATAAAGTTGAAGTATGCGATTAATCTCATTGAAATGATCGCATTCCCAAATTCCTCCTGTATAAGTAGCAGAAGCAGGATGACTACATTCTAAAATATACTGGCTTTCAGGATTAAGATACTTTTTATACTTTTGAGCATCTTTACCCCACAAAACAAATATATGTCCAGGAAGCTCGTTTAAAGCCTCTAAAACAGCCTTAGTAAAGAAGTCCCACTGTTTTAAGTGTGAACCTGCTTTGCCTTTCTCGACTGTTAGAGCACTGTTTAACATTAGAACACCTTGCTTAGTCCAATTCTCTATGTTAAGATCTGTAGGAAATGCTAAATCATCAGGATAGCAAGTCTCTTTAATCTTTTGATAAATAATCCTAAGAGAAGGAGGAACAAAATCTCTGTTTTTTGGAGCAAATGAAAGTCCGCATGCAACAGGTTCTCCTTTATATTCAGTAAAGTAAGGATCCATCGAAACAATAGTTACACGAGTCTTCATATAAGGAGTAAGTTGAAATGCTCTAAAAATCTCTTCTCTTAAAGGAAAGATTTGTTTAGTCTTTCTTTCTTCTGCTATAAACTTAGCAAGTTCCATAAACTCAGGAGACTCAATGGTTGGTTGTAGTCTTACATACCAATCATCAGGAATGTTAATTAATTTTGTCATATTTCTTGTATTATCTCTAAGCCATCAACAAAACCTCTACCTACTCTAAGTCTACCTCTTGTTAAAGTTATGTTTTCAAAGTTAACAAGTTTAGTCTTAATGAATTCTTGAGTAGCATATTTTTTAATGCCTATCTGAGTATCAATATCTCCAAATATATCAGGATAAGTTTCTTTAAGAGCATCTAAAATACTAATAAAGTTAGCTAAATACGTCCTATCTGTTTCTACTAAATCTGAATGCTTTTTTAAGCAGTTAATAACCGTACTGTGATCTCTTCCAAACAACTCTCCACAATGAGTAGTCGTGTAGTTTAAATAAAGGACCATAATAGCATTAATTTGATTACGACAATCTACAGGTATCCTTTTTCTAGAACGACACAAAGCTTCGTTTAAAGTAAGTCTATTTACTTCAGCTGCCTTAGTTATTATAGAGAGTTCCACATCTGTAAATGTAGAAAGCTCAGGTACAAACTCTTTCTTTGCCTCTAATGTGCTTTGAATCTTTTCTACAGTTTTTGATCTTATTGTTTTTAAACGTTTTACGTTATGGTAATTTTGTACTTTCTTTTTAAAGATATGTTCTCCATTTCTCACAAATGCTTCCAATTGCAAAGAAGACAATCCTTGGCTCTTTCCTATTTTTTCTAATCCTTCTAGGATAAGATCTCTAACTGTTTGCATATTTCTATTAATTTTTCTTTTCCGTAATTTTTATAAATGTCACTAGGGTCTTTACCCCACCTTTCTTCGTGAAATAAGCAAGGTATTTTATACTTATCCATTATTTTTGTACACCCTATTTTACCTGCTTCATCTGCGTCAAACCAAAGATATAGTTTATTGAATCTTGATTGTAGAATCTCGTAGGCATTTTCTGATAAAGGTGTATTTTCGCTTCTTACAGCAACTGCATTAATCCCCAAAGAGGATAAGGTCATTACATCTTTTAAACCTTTTGTAATAACAAGAATCTCTCCTTTGTGAGGAAGTTGAGTATAACCCTCTAGAATACCTCCAAAATAAGAAGATCTGAATTTATTTTTTTTATCAGCAAACGGCCTATAAAGTTTGAACTTGTCTTTTTCCTTGTAGCGATAACAAGGGTCAAATTCATTATTTAAATACCATATTTCATCTGCTATCCATGCTTTGTCTACTTTTCTAATATCATAGAATTTAAGCATAGATTCTGAGATTCCAAAATTACCCCAATAAGCCAAGTCTTTTTTGTTAAACTTAGTCAGTTTAAGTTTGATATTAGCGGGTTTAATTTCTGGTACTACACTCAGTTTAGTTTCCATTTTAAGTCTTTCTTTGTCTTCTAGATTCAAAGAGGTTAGTTGGAAGTCCGACTCTATCTTATAAAGAATATCAGGATACTGGTAGCCAGTTCGCATACAAGCAACATCTATAGGGGTGTAATACACCTTTTCAGTTGCATAGTCTACAAAATATAAATTACCTGATTGAGACCATCGAAAGATACAACTTGCATTAGTATCTTTTCTGAAAGGATTTACATACTTTTTACCTAAGCGAATTTCATCGTTAAAATAAAAAGACATAACTCTTTCTTGTCCCAATAAGGAATAGATAGATTGTACACTTGGTCTGATTTCTAAAGATTCTAGATTCATAAAAAAGGGGAGTTTTTACACTCCCCAATTAAATTAGAACAATGAAATAGGTGCTGAATCCGCAAAAGGATTAGCTATCTCTGTAGGAGTATCTCCAAACATCATAATAGGAGCATTAGCGTCTACTTCGTTTGTAGCAGGTGCTAATTCCGCATTATACTCATTGAAGGTAAATGAACCATTATAGAATGATTTAAAACCATATTGACCCATAACATTCTTAGTTACGTAGTCAGTTACTTTACCATATACATTAAGGAAAATTCCTGTATAAACGTCTTGGTATTTACCGTCTTTGATACCCATAAGAACTTTAACACCACCGTCTTTTTCATTAAAATGGTTAAAGAAATTAACTAGTTCACTTCCATTACCTTTAGTTAAGGTAGCCCAAGAAGTCAACACCAACGGATTGCTTTTAGGAGAAATGTTACCATAAGCTTTCAAAAGAGAATAAATAGTCTCTTCTCCTCCTTTAGCTTCACGAATACTCTTCATGTCAATTTTTCTTTCAGGTTGTAATCCTGCTTGTGCTTCACTTAATAAAGATAAGTTCTCAGCCCATGCAGTTTTAGTAAAATCATCAATCCACTGTTTCTTACCTGCATTAGACATACGAGTATTGTTGTCTACCCAAATAGAAAACTTACCTTTCAATTCTGTCTTAAAAGAAGGGTGGTTAACATACCAAAAATCTAAACGAGTGTTTTTCTCGGTTACATAGTTAGGTTCTTTTACTTTCTCAATGTCCACACCTAAGATACTTGCTAAAGTCTTAGTGTCTGGGTTAACTGAAATAATTTGAACAGGAGCAAATCCTGTGTACATTTTACGAGATGATGCACTCGCTTCTCTGGTTTCTAAGTTGTCGAAATTCATAATTTATTTTTTGTTTTTTTTATTTTGATTTTTTACTTGTTGTTGTTGGTACTACTACCTCTTCTGCATAATATGCATCGATGATTTCGCATACTGCATTTAAGTCATTTGGAATAAGGGTGTCATCAAACATTCCCATAGGAGATTTAGCAGGATACATACGAAAACGGTTAGTTACAAAATTGTAAGTAGGATTACCATCTTTGTCTTCGTCTACATGAGTATAAAGACAGATAGTAAACAAACCTTCAAGAACAATTTGGTTGTCGAGCATTTTCATTGATACCTTAAGGTTTCCCGAAAGGATTAGACTATATCTTGTAATTCATTTGCATTTTTATATTTCCAACCAAAGCCTCCAGCTGTCTTTCCTCTTCCAACACAACAATTTTGGATAGCTCCTCTATGTGTGTTGTTTGCTAAAGCAACATGTTGTAAAGAAAGATACTCTTCTATAAAATCTCCTTGTTTAGAGAATTTTAAGACAGGTTTATATCTTTTTGCTTTGGTTTCTTGAGATTGTTTTTTACCGAGGTTAATTTGTCGAAGTTTCTCTTTTGTAATTTCCGACAATTTTATACCAATTCTTGATTCGCTCATTTTCTTCTTAGAAACACTTGTATGTTTAAATCCTGCCATTTTTTCACGCATTTTTTGTTTGCGTTCTTTACTATAGATTTGATTTTTATTTCCATCTCCTCCATCAGTCATGTTAAGCAGTTTATAATTCCAAGCTTTAAATTGTGCAATCCAGTATTGTTCAGTAATTTCCCAAATAGTTTCATCTATTTCTTCAATAGCCTCAATAATAGGAATTAAATCATTTTTATATAATTGTTTTATCCAATTACACTTGTGACTTGTTTCTCTATCTCGTATAGCACTCATGATATGGCCATCAAGCCTTCTTTGTAAAGTTTGTACAGTTTTTCCAATGTACCTTATCTCTAAAGTAGTTGGGTCTGATAACGTATAAATTTTTACTTTTCTCATGATTCAAATATACTAAAACTATTGGTAAAATGCAAGTAATTACCTCACCGTTTCCCCGAAAGTTTTAAACTCTCGAGTACTCCCCTTCACGGGGATAGTCGTTGAACGTTCTTCCCTATTTTCATAGTAGGAAGCTTCGCTGCTGATTACCCAATCCTAGTCTCTTTCACTTTGCTGAAGTCATTACTGCTTCAGGGAGTGTACTAGGCTCTAAGGGCGTTCCAGTCAATTAGATGAGTACAGGCAAATGTTCACCTATGGTTTTGATTTTCTGACCTACAATCTTACCTTCGTCTTCAACAGTCTCTGAATGAGATAGATAGAATACTTTTAAGTCAGATCTTAGTCTACGAGCTGTAGTTAACATAGTTGTTACATCTTGAGCTAATAGAGAAAACTTTGTAAAGCCTGTCTCTGTTGCTTTCTTTACCATACCAAAAGCCATAGAATAGATAGCATCATCCATTACAATGTTTTTGATTTGTGGAGCACCTGTACTGATTTGTTGTAACAAAGTAGTAATTTGCTTGATGTCGTCTACCTCGAAATAATTCTTTTTTTCTGCTGTGTAGAGTTTGTCTGCTCCCCTAAATGGAAGTTCTTTACGAGCTACATTAATGATGAATGTTTCATCAGGGTTAAGCGTCCTAATTGACGTTGATTTACCAGTTCCCGAAGGACCTACGATTGCGATTAATTTACTTGACATATTTCTTTTTTTTAATTTGTTTCTTGTTCAATTGTTAGTTTCCATCCATAATTAAGGGTAAACATTAGTACTTGTCTTTCTCTGAAATACTTAGCTTTAGACAATCCTAAATCTCTATTGATTTCAGGATCTTTGTTAGTTGTTAGCCAATTTTCAAAGTCGATTTCTTCTTCTCTAGTCCATGTATGTTTGTAAAACCACTTCTCTTCTTTAAAATCTATAGAGTCATAATCTGCTCCAACTCTAGTACACATTTCTTTTAGGACTTTTATTAATCCTGGTCCATAATTCTCTTTATTCAAGCTTGTTCCTTTCTTATTTTAGTGCTCTAAATCTCTCATAATGATTCCCAGTGAGCATTTCCTGGGGTGTAGGTAGTTCCATAAATTCTCCATTAGCTCCATTAAAATATAGTCCGATACTAGAATTCTCAAGTCCAAAATCACGGTCTTTGAGAAACTTAAGCGATCTATAAGATTGACTTAATAAAGATATGTCATACCCATTATGAGTTGGTATATCATACCTTGAAGGATTAAATAATCCTATTACAGTACGATAGTCTTGCTGTACACCCTTATTAAGGTGTAATTCTTCTAGTGAAGGTTCTAATTTTTCTTCAATTAGTCCTCCCTTAGAAGTAAATGTTTGTTTTTCTGATGTAGGTGTCTGTTGATGTACGATAACGTTGACCATGTTAAATCTCTTAGAAAAGATTTCCAAGACATAGTCTTTAATCATAAAGTCAAAAGTTTGATAAGAAGTTAATCTAGATTTAGTATCAGGAGATAATTCGTTAGAGAGGAGACTAATATGATCAAGTACAAAGAATACCCATCTGTCTTCGTTTTTATACTTGTAGCCTGTAATTATTTTACGACCATCTTCTATATCCTTATAGATGTATTCGCCTATTTCAGGATTCTCAAAGTAAGCTTTTACAGTCTTAGCAATTCCA